CCCGGTGCACTACCATCGATAAATGTTTACCCATAACTCTCATAATTCCTTTTCCTTTCCTTCAATTGAGGGGAAGTGCCTTAGTTAGGCATTCTCCTGGACGGGCTCCGCCCGCGCGCGCCAGTAGAGACAAACGTATGCGAAAGCGAATAATGCGCAGTCCGACAGCGGGAACCGCAGTGCGAAGAGTCGTCCCAGGGGCCCCCCGCCAGGAGCACCATACAGCTACCGTAGAAGTCGCCTTCATTGCCGTTTTGGCTATTCCAGTTTGATCCACCGGCCGCAAATGTTCCCTTCAGGTGTTGCCATTGAAGTCCGCACATTTCCTCACATCCGATGTTTGAAATCATACGACGATTTGCTGTGTCGTTATGACCACCGGTAGTGTCTGGGTTTGGCTGTGCTGAACCGTAGACAGCTGTTTTTTGATTGCTTCCTTTTGATGCGGCGAAGAATTCTTCGTCTTCAAGCAGGGATTTGTTGACCGCTCTCTGATCTTCAACCCATTCAAAGTGCATTTTTGTGTTTGCACGAGTTCCGCCGTAGACAGATTTTGTGCTGGTTCCTGATCCTGATTGGTTGTAAATATCAACCCATACGTCATTGATCGGCTCGTATACCATTCCTTCCGGTTCTGATATCGGACGATGGTTTAAGCACCATACTGATTGAGGCAGAATGTCGCCTGCAACGTATCCGGACAATGGGTGTCCGGAGATTGTTCCGACGTTTGCACACAATGTGTGAAATCCGCCGATTTTACGGCTGTTATCTGCAGAATATCCGCCCGGATAAGTGCTGTTTAGGGAGCAAACGAATTTTGTTCCATTGTCGCCATCCGGCACCAAGAATAAATGGTAATCTTTTCCGGCTTCAAATGCGGATCCGCTGTCTAAGATTGATTGACAATCGATTGTTTCGTCTGATGTTTGCTGACGCCAGCGTGAGACACCACTTACTTCAAGACGGATGATGCTTCCGCCCTTGATCGTAATATTACGCTTGCCGTTGACTTCCAAGAATGGCATTGACTGGAAGAACGTATCGTAGTTTGCCACTCCGGACGTTTCGTAGGATGTCGAGATAAATTCCCAATATTGACCGGTTGCGTTGTAGCAAAATTCTACGATCGCGCCAACCAAAAGGTCACTTGAGCTCAAATCTGACGATCCGGCGTATTTTTTGGCTGGTTTTGCACCGGTGCCGTATGCGTTAATTGTTACAGAGCCGGTATTGGCATGAACGACTTCAAAACGGATTTTTTGACCGTCGCGAAGTTCGGAGTATGTCACGGTTCCGGCTGTTTTCAAAACATAGGCGTCAGCTGCTGAAGTTGTATCTTCGAGGCAGTATCCGTCCAAAGTTGCGGCATCATATACAGCGGTGCCGAGCTGATTATTGTTTTCTGCTGGTGTAATTCCCAATTTGGAAATTGCGCCAACAATTTCTCTTTGTGGATTTTCAAGAGCCGCGGCGGGAATTTTTGAACCTTCCGTGCCGTTCGCAGGATCCGCATTGACGTATCCAGCGTCTTGGTCTTGTGAATCTAGAGGTGGTGTATATTTCATACTTTTCTCCTTTATTGTTGACCATAACTTAGTTTAATGATTGTATGAGCGGGTTTTATGCGGTTTAAGAGACACTCTAGGTCGTCCGCCCAAGAGATACGACAGAGAGGTTCACCGCATACCGCGGTGCCACAGCGCGCGTATGTTAAGCGCGCACCGTCCACAATGGTGATCCAGTAGTAATTTGCGGCCGTGTTTCCGCCAAGGTTGTCGCCACAGCGGGCAATACCACAGATTGATGGCGGTGTTGTAATAATACGGACATTGTATCCGAGTGATTTGGCCAGTTTTACGAAGTTTTCGATTGTCGGAGAGAAGTTCCGGTTTATTTTGGCCAGAACTTCGTTAACACGTTCCTGGAAGGTTTGTCCTTCAGCGTGGTTTCCGTGTTCGCAGGTTTCCGGAAGCCCAAGTTCACGCTCCCAATCGATGAGGATTTCCTCGCAGTCCTGCGGGAACATTTCGCGCTTTGCTTTCTCTACGCGTCCGTGGATAAAAAAGAAAAATGCGGCGACAGCTTCGGCCAAATCTGACATTTTCGCGTCTGGCTCACGGCTCCACGCCGGTCCTTTTGGCATTAAGGCTTGAAAAAGCTCTTTATAATCTTTTCTTTCCATTAGCTATTCTCCGGATATGTAATCTCTCCCAAAACCGGAATTTGTCCAGTCGTGCAAACAATATCAGCCGACGGGGTTGTCAGCGCAAAATCTTCGTTGCCGGTCGCGTTGCTGATTGCTGCTCTGATCTTTGACAGCTTGAGCGTTCCGCCCGGTTCTATAGAGCTGGATTGAATGAGGCTTTTGAGGCTTGCTTCAATGGCGGAGTGTGCTTCCGTTGTGTTCGGCGTTAAACTCGCAAAGGTGAAGTTTATTTCGTCAGGGATTGGTGCTTCAATGTAGACTTGTGCCGTTGCGGGCTGTAATCCGTCGATATGTTCTTTGACGCGGTTGACATCTCCGGCCAAAGGAACGCCGTTTTCGTAGGTTCCGTCCATCATAAAGCGCACAGTTACGGTCCCGGCTCCGCTTTCTACTGGATAGCACCATGCGCGGGTTACGCCGGAGACTTCACGAGCCCAGATTTCATAATCGGTTTTTGATCCACCGGTTGGCGGGTTTTGAATAAAGAATTGCATCCGGGAACGCCATTCCTCGATATCTTCTATATCTGCACCGCCTGTTATGGCGTTGTCATCAGCGTTCCCTTGATTATTTACGCCAGCGACCGGAGACACAAAGGAGAAAATTGTTCCGGTTGTGGCATTTCCATCTTTGCCTACATTGTCAGCAATCACCGGAACTGTTACGGTGCCGTCAGCCGCAACTGTTACCTCGGCTGTAGAGGTATAAGTCACATTATCGGCGCGTTTGAGTGCGGTTCCTTGTGGGATAGTGCTGCCACTAACAGAATTCGCAAACAAAACACCACCGGTCGCTTTGCTGGCAAGCTTTCGTGGGAATCTGTGCTCTTGGCCATGTTTAACCAAGAATTCTTCGTCGCAGTCTGCAACAAAGATTTGCTTCAGGAGATATTCAATCCGGCGTAGGATCTCGTCGCCAATACCCGCCATAATCGAGGCGAGGATATTCAAAACACGGCGGCGAAGGTTTGCGTCCGCCCCTTTGAGGTAGGTGTTGATTTCAGAGATTGCGCGGTTTCTTAATGTTTTTAGTGTTGGTTTGCTGTAATTTGACATGAGGCTGTTTCCTTATAAAAAAGACCAGAGATCATTAAATTTCATTGTTTTTGACTTATCGCCTCTCGTTATAATAATAGAGGCGTTGACGCGGTTTCGGTCGTTCAAATCGCGTTCAACGGTTACGGATATGTCAGAGGCGACATTGTCTGTAATCATCCATTTAAGGGCTTGTTCGATGTATTCTTTGGCTTTGGCCAATGTTTCGTCGGTGATTTTCTCGCGCTTCAGGAGATAAAGTTTCGAGCCGGTGTTGTCCGTGCTGTCCTCGTCTATTCTATCTCCCCACCAGCCATAACGAGGCGAACCTTCGTCTACTTCGTCAGCGGTAGCGCGCGCCCATGTGAAAAGGCTGACAATGACTGCAGCTTCGAGGTCATTTCCGGTTTTGAGATCCCCAGACAGAATGCTGACGTCGTATTCCTTGACTGTATCATTAAAATCTAGAACTATATCTGTCATTTTTTGCTCGCCTCTTTGCCGTTAAAGTCAATTTATACTTTTATTTAACGCTATTGAGGTAAAATGTTCAAAAAATTTTTTACATAGATTGTTTTGGTGCGCTTGTATCCACTCCGCTGTTGCCTATGTGAGTATGCGCGTTATAGACGTCGCGCATAGCTTGCATGGTACTTGTCGCGTCATTTATATCGCCACCAGCAGACACATTGGCTGAAGCTGTCACGGTTGGTGTCGTGAGATTTATTCCGTCGCTCGCGTTGACATTGAATGTCTTCGTGTTGTAGGTCACATTTTCGGTCGCATTGACGCTCAGGTTGAGTGTGGATACTTGGATTGTGTGGTTGCGTGCAAACTTCAAATAATCGCCTTCGTCGGTGTATAGGGCGACTTCCCCCGGCTTTAATCCTTTGAGGCGGAATTTTCTGTCGCCGATGGCTACAATGACGCCATTGGAGCGATCACCGCCACAAAATACGACAAGAGCTTCGGATCCTGCCGGGGCATTTGAGGTGATGCCGTAGCCTTGGTAATGTTCAAGGCCGTCTTTTAATTCTCCGGCCAAAAGCGAGGCTTGTATTTTTTGGACTTTTAATTCGTCATTGACGAGTTTAATCACACCGCGCACAATCATATTGCGGACACGGGCTGTTACTGGCTTAAAAAATCGGTTGAGTTGATCTGTAATATCCATATTATACCCCCTCGCGAAGTTCTTTCCAGCCCTGATACGTTTTGATTGGCTGAGTTGCGCTTGATAAAATGTAGGCTTCCGGTGGTGATATCTGCAGACTAGCAGTCGTTCCGGATCCTGCCGATAATTTGACAGCAGAAATGATGAGTTGTCCTTTTACACGGACGAAGTCGTCATCCACCGTTACGTATGAGTTTGGAGCCCACACAGAACCGGCCGAATTTTGCCATCCGAACACGGTATATTCAAAACCGGTGCTTTTTCCTTGCCGGTTGGAACGTTCCCACTCAGCACGCGTTTGAGCGGTTCCTGCATCCATTGCATTTTCGCCTGTTAAAACAAGTGGCCGGTAACGTGAGACGTCGCTGTCTGAAGCGTGGCCTTCAATACTGGTGATGTCTTCTCCGCCCAGTTCGTCGGTTCCGACCATTTGCGATTTAACGTAATAATCGCGGAATTTGTCGCGGGTGCTATATTTTCCTTTTCCGGACAAGACATTGTTTCCGGATCCGTCTACATGGTGAACGAGTTTTCCGGTTGATAGACCGGCTCCGATTGATTGAACAACGAGGTTTCCTTCGCCGTCGTCGGTATAAACAAGGCCGGTTTGTTTGCAGACCTTTTCTATAATGCTCTGTGCGCTTTCTCCTGGCTCTACTTGAAAGTCCGGAATTTGTGAAACAGCTCCGGTTGCTTTAAATATGAGATTTATTCCGAAAGGCTCAACTACCTTCTGCAGGATCTCTTGCGCAGTTCCTTTGATAATTTGACCATTGCCGATAATTGCAGAACAATCCACAAGATCGCAGGTTTTAGAACGTCCAGCAAAAGTGACTTCGTGATTGTTTGCGTTGTAGTGTGGCGTGATTTCGTCGAGGTATCCAGTAACGGCAGGAACGCCATCGATTAAGATTTGACATTCAGCGTCGAGCGGAATGTTTGCCTTGGATCCTATGAAACGGTCCGACACGGTTAAATCAAAAGATGACGCGATGCAGTTAAGGCTTCGCGACACGCTGGCCGTTTTCCATCCGGAATAAATCTGTCCTGCAATTTTTAATAAAATTTCGCTCATTCTGTCAGCACCTTCAGGTCTTTTTCCGCCGGAACAAATGCCGGATATGGAATTTTGTTTTTCTTGCAGATTTCGTCAGCCCGGCTTAAATCTTCGTATAAATCGTAGGCTACGACAAGCGACGGTGTATTGACCGGAAGATTGACGGTTTTTGTTCTGGGCAGCTTCAGGATGATTTCGCGGACGTATTCCACGACAGCTTCCCTGACTTCCCTTAATGATTGCATAACTTCGTCTGAAGGCTCAATATCCTCGAATAATTCGACTTCTTCCGTGTCGGCGATAAAACTTTCAAGGATAGAGTTTGCTTCTTCGGCGTTTTCGAACTCAATATTTGTTATAATTTCTGCCTCTTTGGATATAACAACTTGTTTTGTGAGTTGCTCTAATTGCTGCATACTGCGTTTTTCTGCGATTGCATCAGCGTTGCTGGTGCTGACGTTTTCTGAAGCATTAGTTCCTGAGGCGAGGTTTCGGACCGTTTTAAATGAATCGGGTTTGTTTCCGGCCAAAGATGTAACAACAGAGAATACGCTATCCAATTGCGCAGCGAGGGCGTTTGGTGTATTCAAGAGGCTTTTGGCATTTGTTTTCATGGCCAAAGCTATTGAAGCGGCGTCCACGACCTTATTCATGGCAGAAGTGACACTCCCGGCCAATCCTTGAGCATAATCAAGTCCTGATCCGATAGAATTTAAAGCGGAACTTGCGCTTGTGGCAATGCTTCCAACAAGTGTCGTTATTTCAGCCACACCCGAGGCGATTTTGAAAGCCTTTGAAAAATTATCTTTTGCGGATGACAGCATATTTCCGGCAGAGCTCAGCACGGATCCTGACATATCTACTGATGTTTCAGGAACCGCTTTTTCTCCGGCCTCGATAAACACCAAATCAAAGACAGCCATTCCGCCTTGATCTTTGCTTTCCTTGATTGTTATGCCGTCGCAATTAACCTCTATCGTTCCGTAGTCCGGATGGACTAAAGTTCCGGATCCTTTTTCAAGGCAAGCCTTTTTTAAGGCATCGCGACGCGATTCATAACCTGGTCCAATGACAAAGGCTGTAACATTATAATTGTCGGCTTTTTTGCCGATATCCTCTGTGTATGGAACGTCTTTGTTTGGGTATTCGTGGACTTGATTTCTGCGACCGCTCGTAAAACTACGGCTGTCCACTTCAAATTCAACGCCCCGGAACGATGCTTTTCTGTATTGTGTCATTATGCACCCCCTAACGCGTAGCCATATTCAACGCCGAGGTCAGTCTTGCCTTCTTGGCTGACTTTCTCCACCGACGCTTCTTTCGGCATATTGTCAAATTTAACGACGACCTCTGAATAAGAGTTCTGCTGTTTGCCTGCGGCTGATGTTTGCTGAAGCGTTGTCGGTGCGAGTTCTTTAGTGGCACCGTTTTGTGCTTTTGCTTCTTCTTCGTCATCTCCGCCGAAGCCGAGCTTGTCCGCAATCCATCCGCCGACCTTCTTTAAGCGTTCGAAGTTCTTCATCATGGTGTCAAACGGATGCATAATGGCGTCGATTAAGTTTCCTATAAAATCGACGGCGGCTTTGAAGCTGGTTTTTATAACTTCCCAGAGTTTTATCCAAAAATTCCGGAAGCCTTCGCATTTATTCCAAAGTAGAATAAATCCGGCTACGACCGCTGCTACTCCTGCGCATATCCATCCGATTGGCGTTGCCATGAATGCAAGTCCGAGCTTCAGAACACCCAAGGACAAGGCCTTCACGACGGTAATTAAAACCGTGAATGCCGTCTGGATCCCCGGCAACATCATGAGTAATTTACCAAGCGAGGTTACAAGCGACAAAACGTTGCAAATAACACCGGATCCGAGCAGAACGGCAAACAATAACAGCCACTTGTTCATGTTGGCAATAAAATCCGTTACTTTTAAGCACGCACTACCGAACATTGACAATCCGTTGAGTATTGCTTCAAGGTCGATTTTTTTCAGTACCTCGGCGAATTGTTTTATAAATGCATCCACTTTAGTTCCAATAAGTTCACGGTTTGCTTTGATCCACTCCGTGATGCGTTTAATGAATGGGATTAAAATTGGAATGAGTTTGCTTGCCAGCTGATTAAAGACTCCCCGGATATGCTCATGCATATTATCAAGTTCTTGCCCTAGATCGGCGGCTCCTTTGATGGCTGCGTCATCCATAACAAGACCGGCGTCCTGAGCTTCTTTAGCAAGTGCCGCAAGGCTTTCCTCTGATTGATTGGCAATGTTTACCATACTTTTTCCGGATTCGCCGAATGCCAATTGTGCTAAATACACTTTTTTGGCCGGATCTTCGACTTTCCGGATCGCTTTAAGCATTAAATTGAACGCTTCTTCGGTTGATTTTGCACCCTTAAGCTGGTTAGATAATGCCGGAGATATCTTTTGCAGTCCGGCATAGAGTGCGCCGGTCCCGCTTTTGAGGGCTCCGTATTGTTTCGATAGTTTACCGAGGGCTGTATTCATATCCTCGGCCGAGCTTGCGTTTAATTTTGCGATATAGTGTTGTTTTTGTAAGAATTCCGCGCTTACGCCTAATCTCTCAGTCAAATCGGCGATGTTGTTGGCATATTCGCGAGCTCCCTTTATGCCTTGCACGAATGTGTTGCCAGCTACGCCGGTCATGACGGTCAAGGGAGCGAGGATCTTCCCCATACTCCCTACGAGGTGGCTTCCTGCCGCCGTCACGGATTTGAATTGACGTCCTAATGAGTGCGCTTGCTTGGACAGTTTCCCGAAAACGTGGCTTGCGGAATCCTTGATTTTAAAGTGTGCGTTAATGTTGATGTTACCTGCCATTTTTTTCGCTTTCTTTGTTAAATCTGTCACTCGTTTCGACCATCAACGTGTAGAGCCAGTCTATACGCTGAAGCGTCATACTGAATAATTCAGAGGGCGAGATGTGGTATACTTGGATTAAATCGCCGATCTTTTCTCTGTATCCAAGCTCGCCCTTCTTGGTTACCCGAAAAAATCAACCATCACATCCACGACTTTCTGGAAGTCGGCAATGCTCAGTCTTTTAATTGTGCTTAATGGCACATTGGCCAGACGTGAAGCGAGTTTGCTTAATGCGACGGTATCAATTTTCATCTCTTGTTGGTTCGCGCTGTCGGCTTCTGTTGCGGATCCAATATACATCCGGAACGGATAACCGCAGGCGATAATGTCTTCAGCTACCGGCTCGCGGAGCTTGAGAGTGGAGATTTCTCCACCCTCGCTCTCGACCGGTTTCTTTAATTTAATTTCGGCCATTTAACACCTCTTACATTTCGTCGATTTTAGCACCTTCGAAACGAACCGACACTTCGCCGGTCGCTGCGTCGTGAGTTGGTTCGCCAGCCAAGAACATTTCGTGGCCGACGTAGGTTTTACCATTTACCAGCTCCAATGTAATGGTCGCGCCTTTGATGGCTTCTAAGTCTTTTACGCTTAATCCGCCGTTATCAATGAGGCTTCCTTCCATATAAGGAACGCGATGCGCTTCGGTGTAGCCAGCGACGCCACTCAAACCGGTTACTCCGGTTTTAACGGTTGCTGTCGGAGATACCGACCAAGAACCGCCGAGTGTCTTTTGGTCGCCGTCAATTTTCAAATAAGCTGTTCCGCCAATTGCTTTCATGGTTTACTCCTTTACAGTCTGAATTGGTTGACAAGCGCAAAGATGTTCAACTGGTTGACATAATCCGGTGTGAACAAGACGTCTACACGGTTTCTGTCGTTTTCGTTGATCTCTACGATTAAATTCTTCTTGAAGGCGTCAACGTCTTCAACGATGCCTTGGTATGCCAATGCCTCATAAGCGGCGATTAACTCGGCGCGCAAGGTATTCGGTGTAGCGATTGCTTGACCTTCTCCGAAGCGGGTTCCGTCTTTGGCCAATTTATGACGGCCATATTTTGAAGTGATTACACTGCGCAGATAGCGTAAAATATACGCAGACTGATACAATGTTTCGACGCTTAAATATGAGTTGTCGGCTTGGCCGTATGCGTTTGTCTGATATGTCGTAATGACGCGGTCAATTTGAACCTTTCCGGCGTTTACTGTATAGGTTGAAATACCTTTTTTCAGTAATGTTTCGCGTTCGGCCAAAATGAAGCGGTCAGCAACGTCAGGTGCTGAGATACCTTGGAGAGGTAATGTCTGCAGAGGACGAGCAGGATCCGCGGCGATAGATGTCGCAGAAGTTCCTGCCATAGCTGCGGCCACGCTCCAGATTGGAGAATGCGTTCCGGAGATACCCATAACTGACAAGTGCTGGTCATTGTATCCGGCACCGAAAGTTTGGCATTCTGCAACGGTTCCGCGGAATGCAGCCCAAACATGGCCATATAATTGCTTCGTGTATGACCAGTTTCCGGTTCTGTCGTTCATATAAGCGGCCAACACGCTCAAAATTGAGGATGCTGTGGATCCGCTGACAACAAAGTCGAATTGTTCTTCGCCAACGTTCGCAATGGCTTCCGAGATGTCTGGATTTCCAGCACCGCTTGCCATGGCATTGATTGTGATTGTCAATCCTGCGGGTGTGGCTTCGCCGTTTGCATCACCACCTAAATTTAAAGCGACGAGCGTATCGTTGCCAATAACACCTTTGTGCTTGTGGGTTAAGGTTACGGTTGATGTGCTTGCTGTGGCTGTTACTGGCAAATCTGGGTTTCCGTTGATGGCTGCTGCGATCGCTGTGGCGACGTCTGAGGCAGAGTCATTTTCGGCGACACCGACTTGAACCAATGTGTCATAAACATACAAGGACAGCGTTCCTGAAGCAGAAGCAGTTCCTGACACGGCTATTGAGCCAGTCGCGGCGGTTCCGCTTGCTGGATCCGCAATCGGTAAAACATAAAGTTCCACAGATGTGTTGTTGTTCAAATATGCTTCAACCATCTGTGCTAATTGAGAGCCTGCACCGCATTTGTTTTTAGCCTGTGCAAGACTTGAAATATAACACGCTTTGTTGAGTTCGATCGAGGCTGAACCTAAAACTTGACCGATTAACAATGTGCGATAGGTTGCGGAGAAGGTTCCGGCCTTGCTATTGTCCATTTCGGCATAGAACAGCGGAGATCTCATCGTTTGCGGTATTGTGTTGAAAGATACAGGCATTGATTACTCCTTGTTTTCTTCGGTTGTTACTTCGTCGCCTTCGGCTGGTGCTTCAGGTTCGGTTTTTTCGGCTTTGGCTTCGTCGCCTTCTGCTTCTTCAGTTTTCACTTCTTCTGCAGGTGCTTCTTTAGCTTTAGTCTTTGATTTTGTGTTTCCGGCCTTTTTTCCGCCTTTTGCGGGCTGAGGATTGGCTTTTTGACCGCTTTTAGCGGTTTTTTCGGCTTTGGCGTCTGCGGTTGCTTCTACCACGTCTTGGACTTGCAGTCTGCGCATCCAGTAGGCGTTATTTGGAACTTCGCGGCCTTCTTCAGGCAAATAATCGCAATGTACCGGGTCAAAAACTTTCAACGCTTTGTCGCCGACTTTTTTATTTGGATTTGGTTTAACTCGCATTTTATGCTCCTTCGTTTGTATGGTTGACTTCTAACTGGAATTCTATTCTTTCGTCCGGTCCGGGGGCTGGATCCGCAATCGGCTCTATAACGTCGACATCGACGTGAGTTTTTGTGTAATCATCCCCTACGGTAACGTGGTATTCTTCAAAATAGCTTAGACTGAAGGATAAAATCTCAACAACGATCGGACGAGCTCCTTGGTCGTACATGGAATATTCCGCCGTGAAATTTTCAGCCTTTGAGAATAGTTTTGTAAATTCCACATCCGTCATTAATGCATTTTCGACCGCTTCGGCGATCGCGTCTGCTTTAGCTGTCCAATTCGCTAGAGGTGAGACATAAATCTCAATATTGGCCTTCAGCGTGCATTCATAAGATTGAACGTTTAAACTCCGGCCTGTCGCATCTTGGCGAATTGTGACAACGTTAATTCCCGGAAGGGATTTACCTTCAAAGGGAGTGACTTTGCTGTCAAAGATGTTGTTTCCGACAAGTGCGGTCACGACTGAATTTGCTTTCAGCTTCGCGACGATTGCTTCTCTGATCTCTTGTCTAGCTAACATACGCACCCTCACAGAATAAAACTATTCGGCTTTCGCTCCAACCGTCCTCAGGTTGTTTGGTGACGGTGTAGAGCTTTCCTTTAATAACGAACTGGTCATCTTGTTGCGGATGTCTGACGCCGAGTTTATCGAAGTCTGACAATTTAACGCTTAGGACCGGCATTGGTGTTTCTACTGGGATTTCTCCTGAAGTATCCACCACACCGACGTTTTCGTCCAGGATAGCCGTCAGATTGTATTCCTGCTCACTATCTGCTGGCATATAGATTGCCGGATCCCCGAAATAATCGAGGCAGCAATCCATGCAAAGGTCGATGTCGTCATTAAAGTCTGCCATTTTTTCAAAATTCCTAAAAAAGGCGGAAGTTTTAAGGCTTCCGCCTCGTTAGTTTCCTTAGCTCTTGGTTGCTTTAACCAACAAATCAGGACGTTTGCAGATTGGCAACGGGTGAGATTGCGTTTGCATTTTCACACCGCGACCCATTTCGGCCAATTCCTGTTTTGCGTAATAAGGCAATCCGACCGTGTTAACGGCTTCGACATAATCAGCCGGAGCATACACGGTTTCGAAGACATTTCTTGTACCTAATGGCAAGAAGATAGCTTCGTTTTCCGGAATAAAGCGTAATGCTGTACCAGATGCATTAGATACAGAGCCTTCGTATTCAACGAAACGAATACCGTTGAATTCGAAGGTATAACGCAAGTCGTTACGATAAGGTGTCGATCCTTGGTATGCATGATAAGCATCCTTGATTGAGGCATGAGCGATTAAGTCTTCAAACCATTCGCCAGAGCACAAGCATAAAACGCCGGACATTGTTTCTCCTTTGAGGTTCTTTTCAATGTAGCGTTTAACATCGCGCAAAATCTTCGGAATGTTTGTCGAAGCGGTTCCTGTGGCAAAGTTCTGTGTCTTTTGTGTCACACCGAAAGTGTTGAACAAATTGACCAGAGTATTGCCTTCGCCGTCTTTGATAATTCCTTGCAAAGCACCAGCACGCAAATATTCCAATGTGATTTCGTGCTTAGCTTTCATTTCTGCCAATTTATCGTTAACGACATCTTGGACAGCCTCTAATTCGTCAGATGAACCGAATTTGCGGATATTTTGAACGTCAGAAGCTTTGATCATGTCGTTCAAAATAAAATTAGGAACGCTCAAAGAAACGAGTTCACGTTTGCCGGATGTGTTTACAGTACCGGGAGCGTCAGCTTCAACAGCGGATAATACGTTCAAAACGCCGTTTTTCTTTTCAACCTGAACGCTGGTTGTGGTGATGCCTTTTTCTTTGAAGAGACCGAGCTCGTTCAAAAGACCATACTGTGTAGGAATGACGTTGATTGCTTCCGTCATTTCAGCAGTACCAAAGGCTGGATTGTTGAATATATCAGCAATTTTCGTCATGGTTATTCTCCTTTTCTAGCGACGATACCCAAAGCAGCTAAACCAGCAATAGCTTTGCTGATGGCTGTTGTGTCTTCGAACGCATAGATTAACTTGTTTTCTGCTACGATTGCGTGGCGAGCCACTACAATCCCTGTGGCATCAGCACTTGTGGCGTCCGCATCTTTAATTAAGACGGCGGCCGGTGTACCATAAACAGCTGCGTTGTTACCAGCGGCGGCTGTAAAGGACAAAGGCTGATATTTGCCAGTTGTTGCGTCAATTTCCAAGACAGCACCGGCCTTCAAGGCACCAGAACCGCTTTTTAATGTGACGACTTCACGGGAATATTCTTGAACTTCGTATTTAACGACGTCCATAATGTAATTCCCTTCAGTATATTTATCTGTCATGTGTCAGTTTCCTTTACTTCTTTGCAAAACGCTCTTTAGCTCTTTCAGCCAGAGATTTTGCGTTTTTGTTAACTGCAACGCTGCGGGTATTGCTTACGCCGTTGAAATCGTTGCTTCTTTTTTCCAAGATTTTCTCTCGGATTTGATCCACAGTCAGTTTTGACTGGTCAAACTGGCGAGCCTGTTTGATTGACATTCCTGCTACTTCACAAAGGCCATAGATAGCGTCACGACGAGATACGCCGGAGAAGGCAGAGCGTTTGGAAGACTTGCGGTCTTCTTTTTCCTCATCGTCCTCACGGTCCTCTTTTTCTTCATCGTCTTCGCGATCTTCTTCGTTATCAGGAGCGTCTTTTTTTGGATCTTCTTCGTCGTCAGATCTGGTTTCTTCATCGACTTCATCTTCGAAGTCTTTGATGTCTTCCTCGTCTTCGCGTTTGGATCTTTTGTTGACCATTTTTTTCTCCTTAGTTGAGCTGCGAACAGTAATAACGCAATCGCTCGTCCGCGTTTCAGCGCGAACGGTAGCCTTTGCATCCGCAGGAACTGTCACAGCACTCAGCTCCAACGGTGTCCATTTGACGGCGCGGAAGATTTTTTCTCCGTTTTCTTCATAGACCTCGTATTCCTCGACGGTATATCCGACAGAAATATTGCGGATAATACCTTGAGCGACTAGGTTCCACACCTTGTCAATCTTTTCGTCGTCCTTACCAAAGCGAATAATTGCACGTCCTTCGCCTTTTTCCTCGTCGATCCATGCTTTTTCTACTACTCCGAGCACGGCTTCGAGCTCAAACGCGTTATGCATGGCCAAGAATGGCGCACTTCCAGCGTTTAGGCGTTCCATGTTTACAGCTTTGTTGGTGACTTCTAATTCTTCGGTAAATGAGCCCAGATCCCAGTTAAACTGTGTCGCTCTGGCTCCGGTCGTCCATACGATTTCAATGGTACGATCGTTTGCGTTGATACTTTCCGGGGCAATAAATGCTCTACGCTGCATTCCGGGAAGTTTTTTCGTTTCTTTGCTCATGCGTCGTATCCTTTTGCTTTTTTAGTCAATTTTGACTCTCTACATCTAATATAAAATTATTTGATACAAATGTTCAAAAAATTTTTTTCATTATTTTTCGCTTTCCTTGTCTTTTTGGGTGTTATTTTCTTCTGAATTGGGTTCCGGGGCTCCCTTTCCTTTGGTTGGATCGACCTCGAAAACAAGTCCCATACTAGCGGCTCTGTCGGCATCAGCCGCGATTTGCTCGTCGACTTCTGTCGCATCTCCGCCCATTTCAGAAATAATTTGAGACCTTGAGGCAAATCCGCACAAAACTTTTTCTTTTTGTGCTGCGATTTCCTGTTGCGGATTGACATAAGCCCATCCGGCAGGTTGGAAGCGTGCGCGGTGGAATTTTCCCGGATCTTGGGTGTATTCGTTAATATTTACATCCAAAGCACCAGAGAGAACTGCCGATTCAATGAATTTATCCCAAATTCGGTGCAATACCTGATGGATAAGGCGGTTTTGCTCTTGGCGGTGCTTTCTTTGGGTGATATTTAACGCCATTCTTGAGGACGAGAAGTTCGTCTTGCTCATGTCGTTTGTGAATTCTTCATAGGTCAGCTGGATAGTTGCTGCCAATGCGCGCAGGCTTTGAGCCATATAAGGCTCGTATGAGGTACCGCTTTCGGCCGGTGCATTGAACTTTATGTCTTCTCCGGGAGCGAGTGTGGTGATGGTGCCGGTCGTGATTTCAGCGATTGCCTCTCCTGGTCCTGCATCTTCGTCGTCATCGTCGGCATTCAGTGCCCCTTCAGGTGTTGGTGTAGTGACAAAACCGGCCAGCATTGCTGCTAGTTTCTTTTTGGCCAATTCAGCTTCGTCGTATTCTAGCATTTCGCGGGCTTTTAATAATCCGGCGAACGCTTCAGGCACTCCACGCACTTGACCAGCCCACATTTGCTTGAAATAGTGGCAGATTTCATCAGCTGGGACTTCTATTGTATCGAGATAATTTCCGGGCGTTACACTTTCGTTCGGATGTTCTTTGTACATAATATAGGACACACGGTGCCCGGCTTTATCAAACTTAACCCCTGCAATGGTTTTTCCGCCGTCATTGTCGGCATGGTTTTCATCCAATTTACATTGTTCTGCCTGCAGGAGTTGCAATTTTAGAGGGACGACACCGGAATTTTCGGGAACAAAGCGAATAAACACCTCGCCACCTTCCCACCTTTCACGAACTGCCAAGGAAAGGAGACTTGTCAGATCGTTGACGCCCTCAAGGTCGCAATTATCGCACCATTCCAGCCAAAGCGATTTTATTTTATCGCAAAGATTGCAGTCCTCATGCTTTGGCAAGATCCTGATGCCGGGACCTACGATATTGCTGGCGACAGTTTCATATGCGCTGTTCATATAAGGATAGTTTCGCGTCAGATCGCGGGATTTTCTGCGTAGTTCGTCGAGCGAATAAACGATAGCCGTATTCGGACCGGCAGAAGAAACGCGCCAAGCACGCATACGCCCGCGTCCGGCGGCTCCGAATGCTGGATCGTTAAAAAATCTTTTTATTCTTTTTTTGAATTTAAACATTATAACCCCCGATGTGTCACGGTTTTAATGATGCGGGTTTTCTTGATACCGAGTTCGGCATCAATGGCATCAATCGCGGACTTAATATCCGCCATGCTTCTGAATGTGGTTGTTTTTCCGTTGTGGCTAATTGAGGCGACGCCGCTTGTGTAGGCATTAACGAGCTTTTTTCTACGCTCTTTGAGCTCGGCGATTTCCTCTGGTGTTAAATTTTTATTGGCCATGATCTACCTCTCGTTTTATATATCTAAAACTATTTTAGTCATTTTTGCCTTAAATGTTCAAAAAATTTTTTTTATTTCTTGACTATTTTGGATTTTTTTAGATATAATTGGCTCGTAAAAGTCATTTTTGACTTATGTCTTATAGCGGGATAGAGCAGTTAGTAGCTCGCTTGGTTCATGCCCAAGAGGTCGATGGTGCAAGTCCATCTCCCGCAACCAAACCACCAGCATTTAACTTCCGGAGTTATTTGGTCTGCGGTTGCCGGGGACTTTCTGGTAGAAAAGGCTATAAAGAGGAACCAGCGTTTTTTGGGGTTTGTACGACAACATTCCCCAGAAATATAGGACTGTAGCTCAATGGTAGAGCGTTCTGTGTGCACAGATTAAACCGAGCAGTTTGTATGTGGGTTCGACTCCCGCCGGTCCGAATAAATGGTTTCCGGTGTTGCTTTCCTAGGAAGATCCCTAAAACCGGCGTTCTTTTTTTGAATTTTCTCCGACATAGAAACGCGCGTTGCTTGGCGATAGAAGCGCGGATGGCCTCGTGGAACACTATAAGGTTCAATTCCTTACAACGCGCAAAATAAAAGGTGTCGAATTCGACACCTTTGTTTTTATTCTCCTATGTTGTAGGCTTGGCAGGCTGGTTGATAGCCGCGTTCGCACCGGATCTTGTTTTCCCAAACATCGCCGATGATCAGCATAAAGTACATTGCTGCGAAAAATAAAATCATTGAAAAACCGTCTAAGATGTATTTAATCATTGTCTGTAACCTTTTTTTAGTGTTATGCCATCTTAAACTGAGAAGGTGGCGGACTCAACTAAAGCCGGTTACAGATTGTATTGGCTTTGGACCTTATTCGATATATTCGGCCTCTCATCCGCCATATGGATATAAAAAAATCGCCTATCTTTCGGGGGCGGTATACCGCTGTAACCTGTTTTAGTGACTGCAGTATACATTAAAAAAACTTAATAATCAGTTAATAAAATCACTTTTTTTTATTTTTTTTCATTTTTTTTCACTCTCCGGGAGTTGAAGCCGCTCAAAGCGTGGGATTATTTCCGTCCGGTCTTGTATTCTCCGCGCTCCCGGAGCGGTTTTATTCAAAATACTCCCTTAATTTCCCATCTCCGAGAGCTCTGGCAACACCCTTTGCGTCCATTACATCGCCTTTTTCGTCATAAAACTCTATAATATTGGCCACATTAAAGACGCGGTTTTCGTTCCGGAGCTTGCAAAATCCGACAAGATATATTTCGGCATGGTATTCGTTCTTGAGTTTTTGGGTTTGTTTGAGTTGTTTTTTATAATCGCTCATCATTCCTTGATAGTATGCTTTTTCGCCAGCTTCCCACTTTGGGATTGAATCTATCTTGTATTTCATATCATCAATCGCGTTTTTATCTTCTTTGATAGCTTCCTTATATTCCTTGTTGTATTTCAAAACGAGCTGAACATTTGCCGTTCTTGTGGTTGTTTCGCTTTTGGAGTTGGTGTATTTGAATGTCAGATCTCGGCCAGTTTCACTCCGCCATAAAACATCAACAAATTCTTCATTTTCTTTCCGTAGTATCTCCGGCTTCTGTTTTTCTTTCATGTGCATATAGACGCCCAAAGAGACGAGGATCCAGATTATTGCTCCGCCGTAAATAAAATTAAGCCAGCCAAAAGCAACCGGAATGAACATAAACCAGAAGCCTACAATTGCTGATTTCACTATTGTATAATCGATTTTTTTCTTCATAACCCTGCGCCTTTCCTTAAAGATAATACTCCAAGTTTGTATTTATTATCCACCAAAAGTTCTAAAAAGTCAAGTATAAAGTCAAATTTGCCTTGATTTTTTGACTTTATCCGGCGAAACGGCCGACAATACGACGCTTTTTCTTCTTCTGCAGGATCCTTGGCTTTGGAATTTCCTCGATATTTACATCCGGATTTTTCTCCACCATCTCGCGGACTTTTTCTGCATATTCCTGTTTAGCCAACATTCGTTCCCATCTCCGGCGTAAATCAAGCCCTTGCAATCTCATGCATTCCAATGCGGCGAGCGAATATCCGAAAATATCCAAGGCTTCGTTTCTTTTCCGTCCGGGGCGAAGTGTATAATATCTTATTTTTCGCCCCTTCACAAATGACGTTTTTGCTTCTTCAGCGGTCAATTGAACGAAGTGGTTCTCGTCATAATCCATATTGAAGTGGCAATATCCGGGGGCTTGTGGATCATCGACGCGCAAGCGATTGTAGATGACATCTTTTACGGTATCGGTGCCGACAAGGAAGAAGTCAAGATTTGTTTTTCTGAGCTTTCCGGGGGCTTTCTTGATAATCGGACGACCTTCTCCGGCCATACCTTTGACAGCCCAGATCCGTCGGTTCCATCGTTCCTGACAGAACTTTCCGACCTGTTGCGTTAAATAACCGCTATCGACACAGCAGGCTGATATCTGCATTTCTCCGACAAGATCGTGTTCTATCGGTGTCAGGAGCAATTCGTCCAATTCTTCCCATATACGGTCCGCTCCCGGATCACCGAGTAAAACTTTCTTGCCTAGTCCGTAGCTCTGGTTGTTTGATGTCCAGCCGATACGTTCCACCTCAATACGGTTGTCTTGAACGTCGACGCCAGCAGTTATAACGACGACATCCGGCGGTGCTTTCGTGTAGGTTTCACGCCTTGCCACCAGTTTGTCTTCTTCGACGCGTTCGCCTTTGTCTTCCCAGACTTCGCCGAGCGAGGTATTGATAAAAGTCTTTAATGCTTCCGGATCGTCTTTGGCATCGAGGAAGTTCCGGACGATTTCCTCTAATTTAACCCATGGCGAATAACCTTCCCAGAGTGCAAATCCAGCGTGCCCATGGAATGGCTTTGTTGCTCTCCATTCTCCCTGACTTATGGCGTGCCAACGCTCCACGTCGTTCCACAGACACCCGCAATGTGGACAGGCGTACATTGCTGTTTTTGCGCTTTCCTCATTTGTTTCGAGTTTCTCCCATTTGACATTTTTCCATTCTATCCGTTCGTATTCTCCGCAATGCGGGCACGGCACATAAAAATAACGCTGGTCAGACCGGCGGAATGATGCTTCGATTTTACTGATACCTTTAATCGTCGGTGTGGAGCATTTTATAACTTTTCTATTCCAGAAGGTCGTCGTACGTTTCACGGCCAATTTTACCGGATCGCCTTCCTGACCGGCCGATAATGGATAGCGGTCGATTTCGTCGAGTAAGACGATTCTGATTGGACGGCTGGCCAAACTTGCGGCCGAGTTCGCTCCGGCCATGGTGATATGCCCGCCAGGGAACGATTTATGCAATACCGTATTTCCGCTGTCTTTACTATCTGATACTTTGTTCTGAAGGCATGGTGTATCACGAAGCATTGGTGTCAAACGGTCCGTTGACCAGCTTTTCGCAACTTCTACCGTCGGCTGTAATAGCAGAATCGGGCAAGGATCCTTGTCTATGTAATACCCCACCGCATTATTGAGCATTTCCGTCTTGCCGACCTGGGAGCTGGCGACGATTGTTATTTCCTCGCAGTCAATGTCTGATATTGCGTCCATGAGCCCGCGCTGATATTCGGCTCGGCTTGTATTCCATTGTCCGGGCTCGGCTGAGCTCTCCGATGATAGAACGCGGTTTGCGTCCGCCCATTCAGAGATCGTTTGGCGTGGCGGAAGTTCTAATCCTTTAAGGAAGCCCTCGCAGAAACTGCGCACCCCTTCAAAGATCAGCCATTCGTCCGAGTATTGTTCTGGCGCACCGTTCGCACTCATTCCGTATCAGCCTCTTGACCTTGCGGGCGTCATTCTCTGCCGACACTTTCGCCGCCAGTCGTGCCGGTAATCCGGCGAGCTGGTCGCGGAGCAAACGCCCAAGGTTGAACGCCAAGCGTTCTTGCTCTGCCTTATTGATAATGATGCCCTGTTTTTCTTCATACTCAACCTTTTTCAGCTTTCCTTCGTATTCGCCTCTTGCGGGGGGGGTAGCTCACTTGGAAGTTCTGGCACTACATAGTCAGCCGGTCCGAATTCTTCAGGTGTTGATAATTTCGGAGATTGCCATTTGAATTTCCTTGATGACACTTTCCACCTCGTCCGTTAA